GCCTTGCTTGATCCCCTCACCTTGTGAAGTAATTCTGAATCTTTTGTGGGTAGAGATTGGCTTTCTGTATTCTCTTACTATCTCAGGAGGGTATAGACTCCAAGGAAAAGCCACATAATACATATTTGGCACTATCCACTTGGAAAGTTGATTAGATACCCTATAAGCCATATATGCGCCTTCTATGATGCTCCATCCATATGAGTCTCGCTTGTTTCTATTTTTAATGTCAATCGAAGTAAAGTAGATTGGAATCATGCTTCTTTTAGCAAATCTATCTGGATCCATTGGGCGGTGATAGTTTACAGGATCATAAACATAATCTCCTATCACCTTCTTGAACATTGGTTGAATGTCTGGATCTGCAACAATCCATATTGTTTCACAACCTGCCCAAGCACATTCCATAATAGCCCTATGAATCATCAGATAGTTATCATCCAATGGAAGCAAGCAAGGGTGGTAAGGTATATTGTAGTTCAATGGAATAGACGATAGAGGTATTATGCCTGCTAAGTGGAAATTTAAATTACTCACTTATAAATCTCCATATCCATAATATCAAAATTAACAATGTTTTCTAGTGAATCTTCCATCCTGTTCATTATTGGGCAAATCTCTCTTTCACCTAATATTAGTCCGAAGTCTTTTTCCAGATTCCAGAATATGGAACTTTCTGTTTTTAGTCTTACAGAAGTCTGACTATATTTCCAAGATTGGAGTGCGGACTCCGAAATTATAGATTTAGCGCATATTCTATGCTTTCTTCTTTTTGTTTTGAAAAAGACTGTTTCAAAGCATAAAGTATCTTTGAAATCACAATCTTTTGACACAAACAAGTCAGCCTTAAAGTCATGTGTCCTATCCAAATCGATATAATCATTAACCATATAGGTTCTACTCCCTCCAATATATTTTTGATAATCAAAAAGTATAGTTTTTTTCGAATGTACATGCGTTACTTTATTGTCTGCTTTAATCGTGAACATTCGAATATTATTATTCATTGGAATCTTCTCAGTAAATCTATTTTCATATTTTCCATACATCGGAAGTAGTCCCATAATGCCCAATCTATAAGCCATAATATTCCATAGTTCTAATTTCTGCATGCCTCTTAATTCTTTTTTACCAGAGAGAAGAGTATATTCCATAGTTTGGTTATTGACATCAATCTGAGACAGATCCAATTCTGGAGGAATGTGATAGAATGGCAATGGTTTATGAGTCTGATCTATAAAGATCGGAATTTCATATTTGTATGCTGTAACCATTGCCTGGACTGAGCTTCCGATTATTACCTTATCAAAGTAAAGATCTGTTTCACGATGAGGATTGGGTTTCATTTCTAATCTTCCTATATGCGTTCACAGTAACTGGGAACAGTTCTGTTGCGATATCCAAGCAGGCTTCTGCTACTTTCTGGATCTCCCATTGCGCTCCTTCATGAGTTCTCAAGTCAATGAACTTCAAAAGGTTGTTGAGGTTCACTGTTCCATAATACTCAGTGTAGAGATTCTGAGGCAGCACACCTCTTGCTTGTTCTCGGCAGACACCCGCATCGATCAACTTATTAAAAAAGTCTAACGACTGGTTATGCCATGATTTTACTGCATCTGCTGCAGATATGTAAGAATCGATGAACTGTGGTGCAATTGTAGGATTTGCTACATCATCCTGATTTGATGCCTGACGGTTGCTCTCATGCTGAGTTCTGAACATCAGTGGTTCGTAGAACCTGAGATCTTTGTCCGTATATCTGCGACTAATCTCATTATAACTCCAAGTACGATGCCTGTGGTGCTGAGAACGCACAAACAAAGGGACAACGAATTTGAAAGTAATAAGATTATGCTCAAGAGTTGATGTGTGGCGATGTTTAATAAGGTAATTGATAAGGCGCTTGTCTCTTCTATCGAGTTCGTGTTTCTCGACACCAAAAGAAACCCTTGCAGAATTAACAACAGTGATGTCGTCACCCATGTGATTAACGAGAGAAACGCTGCCGATATCATCTCCATATAAGTAAATTGTCTTTTCATCCATTATGCCTCCAATAACAGTACTAAATAGTTTTCAGGGACAATATGATATAATTCACCGTTGATAGAGATATCCTCGATCATTGATGTTTCTACATATGCCTCGCCACTATAGTTGGCTTTGCAATCATCTGCGCAAGCAATAATACGAACTCTCGTATATCGCTGCACTTCCTTTGTCTTATAAGACTCAGGCAAGAGAAAAGTTGATGATACTTCCTCTTCTTCTACAACTGGTATTTCTACCAATAAATGTCTATTAACTGGTTTCATAATTCCTCCTCTTATATTATACGTTTGAACAGTCGTTTTTATTCAATAAAAAACCCCAAGAGAGGCAACCTTATCAGTGTATACTTCATTGGGGAACAAATTTTGTTTTTTATTTAGGGGGTTAAAAGATTTCGCAAGATCCTCCACCACAGGCTACTTGCCCTGTGAGTTCTGTATTGTCATCGATCTCTATAACATTATCTAGATTAATTTCTTTCAAATGTTTGAGCATTTCTTGATACTCTTCCTCTGAACAGTCCTCAAAGGGAGCTTGTTTATAAGTATGATCAGAGAAAGGAAGAACAGATAATCCATTATAGAATTCACGATTTTCCCACATCCATTCACCAACCATATCCCATTCATCATCTTTGATGGTAACAGTAGCAGAAACATTGTGTGTATTCTGTCCTTTCTGGTGTCCACCACGCACCCAAGAAGAGGTTACGTCTTTTACCCTACTCAACATATCCATAGCACTCTCAGAACGTGTTATGGCGCCTTCAGGAGCCTTCTGTGGTGCAGAAATAACTGCTGTGTCATGAGGTGAGAAATATTCGTCTTCAACCAACTCTGGATGGTTGATTGCCAGATATTGATAAATTGCCTCATTCTTTCCTACGCGGATTCTGCGTATATAAAAGTCGTTATGCCACGCATGAATTCCGGAGGAAGTTCCAAGAGTCAATGAAGTGGTTCCGGCAGGCTTCACACAAGTTGTTCGAGCCGCTGGCTTAATGCCAATTTGCATTGCAATTCTACGGTTCTCTTTCTTGACTTCAAGGGCTGCTTGATTCATATCCAATCCTAGAACCCCACCTGATGCAATACCAGTCATAGATACTCCTACAAGAGCATCTTTCTCAGTTGTACGTTGCCACACAGGACGAAGATAATGAAAGTCTGTATAACCAGCCTGAAGTGTCCCAATAAACGCTGCTGCTCTTGAGCGCTTTTCTAATTCCTCTTGACTCTGAATATCTGATACATTGATCTCAGTCAAGTTACAGAACTGATAGGAGCGAAGAGCGATCTCGCAGCAAGGATTTGTACCCCAATCTTTATCGTTAGAGAAGTAGAATCCGGGCTCTCCAGCACCTGACGCTTTCACACGTTCCCAGATGTCCATAAAGAAGTCTTTTGTGACTCGGTGACGAAGAAGAACTACTGAGTTATTTGCTCTACCACGCTGAGGGTTCAATTCCCACCAATTACCCGATTTACAAGTCAGCATTTCCACGTCATCTGCAGAGAACAAAGAGATCAAAGCGGCACGTCGAATACCACCTGCAAGGACAGCGTCAGCAATATGACACATAATATCATGTGCTTCAAGAGTAGTCAATTTGTCTCCATCTTGCTTTTCACGCAGGATTCCCTTTACCTTCACGATGCATTCACGAAGAGGCTGTGGGCCGGGTGCTTTACCACCGGAAGTAATCAGTTTTGCTCCTTTTGGGCGAATATCAGAAAAATCAAAACGAATTTTCGATGTACCATTAAAATAAGAATTAAGAAGTACTTTAATGGCATCTGCCCATCCTTCAATAGAGTCGGCAACAAGATATCGTCGAGTTCTGTTCTCATTTGGCTTGCGGATCTCAGGCAACTTCTCAATGTGGTGCTTTTGAACTGAGAATCCTACTCCAGTTCCACCCAAAAGCAAGAACATTGCTTCTGAGAAAGAACGCAGATCGTCAACCGGCATAAAAGCACAATTGAAGATACGGTTAGGAGAAAGTTCAATTGGCTTTCCTCCAAATTGCATTGAGCGCATTGATGGAAGTACTTTCTTGTCAAATACCATCTTATAAGTTTCAATGATCTCATCCCTCAGTTGAGGATATTTTTTAATATGCATCTCCATATTACGAGTGACAAGTTCATTCCAGTTTTCTCGTCTCTGCTTGTCTTCCAGATAACGAGCGTATTTCATGTGGACTGTGATGTCCGATAGTATTTGATTTGATACTTCCATCTTATTTCTCCTTATTTTTGTATCTTTGGTATAGATCTGCTTTGTGCTCAGAGAGAGATCTTTCCTCTATTTCCTGCATTGTTTCTGTAGACTCAGCCAGAACTTCCATTGATACAGTGCTCCAATCAGCCATGATAGGATATACGATACCGTCTACTCCATTTCTATTCTTAGCTACGAACATTCTACCAGTATTATTGACTTTATCTTGAGCCGTTCTTGATACAGAGCAAATAAAGTCAGCAACAAAGCATTTATTGAATGCTTCTGAGATTGCTTCCATCGTGACAACTTCGGCATTGAGTCCGGAACGATTTGTCTGAGAAGCAGTCCACAACGGACATTGAAATGTTTGAGCGATACCTCGCAATTCCTCATAAATGTTCTCCAAATCATGCCTTTTCTCCCTCGTCATACTAACAGGCTTCAATAAATCGGCATAATCAACAATAATCATACCAATATCAATTCCCCGTTTTTTCAACTTCTCCAAATGATTTCTTAAAGTCTGAGTTGAAGCTGATTTTGTTGGGTATTCTTTAATTATAAGCGTTCCTTTTAATTGACTAATCTCATCGTAAACTTGTTCTTTAAATTTATTCAAATCTTGAAGTGGGACATTGGTTATACATGAATCATAGCGTCTGCCAATAACTTTATCAGAAAGTTCAAAAGTATAGTGCACAACTGTTTTACCTGTCTTAATCGCTTCGGCTCCCAAATAAGTTAGAACCATTGATTTACCTGCTCCAGTAGGAGCAACAACCACTCCTAATTCGCCCATACCCAACCCACCTTGTGTGATGTCGTCTATCTCATCCCATCCTGTAGATTGAGGATTACGAGCCTTTAATTGATATCTTTCTTCAAAGTCTGTAAGATATTCATAGCCTGCCTCATTGCCCAAACCCAATGAAAGTGCATCATTAATAATTTTGCTAATTTCATCAAATGAGGACGACTGCATAAGCTCTACAGTCTCCATTAGAGCACCTTTTAGTTTCTGTTTTCGACAGAAGTCAAGACTAACTCCCATAATATACTCTGAGTCTTCAACTTCAGATCCGTGAATACGAGCAAAATACTCCTTTATTTGACGCTGTAATGCTTCATTTTCATTTTCCAGTTCTGTTCGTAAGATTGTAATCATCGTCTTGTATGTCGGATGAACCTTGTATTTCTCACGATATTTGATGATTTTAGACACGAATGTCTGTAGATAAGATAATTCAAAGAAATTGATATCAAGCACTTCCGTGATTTGATCACAGTAGTTTCTATCCTCCAACATTAACTGAACCATTGATTCTTGAAAATGTTTTCCAAATCTGGAAAAATCTTCTGGTGATTTTCTCATATTCATTAACCCTCCTTGTTTGTTTTTATTATACGATTATGTTGTGTTTTTATTCAGAAATAATTCTTCTCATTGTTTGTTCAAGTACATCCCAGTTTAAAGACATAAATCCGTCTTCTGATAGCATCAATTTCAGCCCTGTTAAATTGAAGTGTTTGTCTCTATTTGTAAGACAATTTTCTACAATTTGTTTTCTTTGATAAGAGACAGATGGTTGATAGAGTTGCATAATTTTATAATTTTCACGTATTACCTCTTCGTGCTCCAAGAAATCTGATAGGTATTTACTCTTCTTTTCTAAGAGAAGATTTCTACTTGCATTAAATAGATCTTGGATATTGAATTCTCTTTCTTCAGAGAGGAAAGGAAAGAATTTGACTACTCGCCCAAATCCAAGCCCCGGTACTCCCGGAAGATTATCTGATGGATCGCCAACTATAGCCCTTGCTAATGCCATATTATTTGGATGAATGCCATATTCTTCTAGAATTCTTTTTACATTCAATATTTCCCAAGGCTTTTTGGCAGGGCGCATCAATATCGTCTTGTCATCACATAGCTGCATAAAGTCTTTATCATTTGACAAAATGATTTTTTGATCATTTGCCGCTGCTTTTGATTGAACAATTGCTGAGATGATATCATCTGCTTCAACATCTTCAAACATAAATTGACAAATAGGTAAATGATCTAGATATTCTAATAACCTAGACTGTTGCCATATTTTATTGTCTTGCTCTTCTTGTTTTGAAAAGTCAAGTCCCATATCTTTTGGAAGATGTACAACCTTTCTTCCTGCTTTATAATTAGCATTGATTTGGCGACGCTTTCTAGAGCCTCCACCGCCATCCCAAACGATTACAACATCGTCAGGGTTAGTTAGCCTTATAGACTTCTGCAAACTCTTTAGAAAGCCTACACAGCCGCCTGCAGGGTTTCCTTGAATGCTAATACTTGGATCCCTTGCATAGCACCTAAAAAACATATTAAGTGCATCAATAATTAAAATTTTTTTCATAATCCCTCCACATATATTATACGATTAAAATTAAAGTATATTCAAAAAAAACTCCCTACCAAATTAATGATAGGGAGCCACAACACAAACAAAGGAGTCATTTTATATTACGTTTCTATTCATCATTTTCTTCGTAATACTGGGATGCCTCACCCAATCTTTTATCAAACTTCATGATGACTTCTTCATCAATGATGTCCAAAATAACTTTTCTAAATTCTTGATCTTCTCTAGCCATATCAGCAAACTTTCCTTTCTGAAACTTTCTCTCGAAATCATCTTTCTTAAGATTAAACCAAGCCCCACTATTGCTGATATATTCAGAAGGAGCAATAGCATCAAACCAAGATTCTTCATCTTGAATACCTACTTCGTCACCCCATAGGATCTTGAAGTTACACATACGTCCGTGCGTTCCAAAGCGTGACTTTTCTAATTTACATTTTACTTCGGAACCAATCCTATAGCCCTTATCATCTGTAACAAAGGATGCCTTTGCTTTTCTCCCTGTAAGCCAAATACGGAGGGAATATGAATAGATTAGTGCTTTTCCACCGGGAGTGAAATAAGGCGTAGTAAGTGCTTCAGCAGGTGATCGAGTGATGTTATCTTTCAACTGATTCAATACCAGCAAAGCGGAGTTGGAATTAGAGATTGGCTGCAGTAGTTTAGCCAAACCTTTCGACAGGATACGAGGCTTTACTGCCATCGTACTCTGAGGATTAAAATCCGATTCTAAGTCAGCAATAGCAGGAGTAAGAGCCAAGGAATCCCACACAAACAGATTATTCTCTTCTCCTGATGCCAAGATTGTTTCAATAGTCTCAAGAACAAACTCGACATTCTGAGCCTGAATATATACAAAGTCTCCATAATCTTCTGACTCTTCTAAAACACAACCACACTTTTCAAGGAAATCAGAACTAATTGCCGACTCGGAATCGAAATAATAAACGTTGTAGCCTTTTTTCTGTGCATTACCAGAGATCTGAGCAGCCATATAAGACTTTCCTGTTCCACTCAGTCCTGCTAATTCTGTAATTCTACCAACAGGAATACCTGCTTTCTGTCCTCTGCAGATAATAGAGTCCAACCAAGTTGAAGAGGTTGGGATCCAATCATATACATCTGTTGGGTTTTCTTCTGTCAGATCGTGTGCTACATCACCACCTGCCAATTTATTAATCATCTTTAGTTTGTCTTTAAAAGACAGTTTGCCGTTTCCGGACTTAATCTTTGCTTTGCGAGCCATCGTTTCTCCATTGTTTGTAAAATGAGGCATCTGTAATCCCATGCCTCCCTGCGGAACGAAAAAGAAGATATCAGATAATATAAGGATAATAAATAATACTTCTATAAGGTGACAGTTTTTGGAGAGAACTGTCAAACTCCCATTATCTATAGGAGATAATTACGATAACAACTCTTTAAATGCTGCATCTACGTCTGATGTCTCTGTGTTGGAATATTGAACTGTTCCAGTTGAGTTATCAGTAGTTGATGAGCCTGCTTCGGCATTCAAGAAGTCAGAAAGCATTGTTTCGATTTCTTCTGTAGTTTTTGAATTGAAATTCTCTGTGAATGAAGGCATTGAATCCATAATACGGACAATATCTTCAGAGGTTTCAGCCAAAGCACTAGGACGACGGCGTGGAGTGATTTTAGTTACTGGGAACTGTGCTCCGGGTGGCTTACCGTAGTTAATAGTCAGATCAGTTCCGCCATCAACATCAGTAATATCACCATAGTCGGGATTAGTTACCAGCCCAATCATTTCGCCATAAGCCGTTTTTCCATAGCCCCACAATTTAATACCTTGATCCTCTTCACCTCGAACTACAACAGGTGAGAAAAAGCGTTCCTTGGCAAACAGAGTTTTACAGAACTTGAGAGTTTCAGTATCACCTGCTGCTTTTGCATCATTATAAGTGCTCCAAGCAAAGTTGCAAACAGGGCAGTCTTTACCGTGCATCTTCTTAGGACACAAAAATCCGGGATTCTTACCTACATTATAATGAAAGTAATATTGCTTGAACGGATCGCCATCTTCGGGACAAACAATGCGAATTGTTTGATCGCCGTCTTGTGGTTTCCAAAATGTGTTTTGAGTTGAGTTTCCATTGTCATTTCCTTGCAATGCGTTTAGTTTTTGCTTCATTTTGTTAAAATCAATAGCCATAATATTTCTCCTTTGTTTAATTTTGACTTTTTGTCTAAAGTAGAGATGAATGATCTTTCATCCCTCTATTGTATTATACGATTGTGTTGTTGAAATTATTCAAAATTTCTTCATTTGCTTCAAAAGAAACAATTTCTTCAGTATTGGCAGTACGCCAATTAAAAGTACGCCATCCCTGAGCCTGAAGATCCCATACGGTTTCTAAGCCTTCTTTAAGATTACGTGCTTTACCTGTTCCTTTAGTATTGTTCTCTACGAATGTAGATGGCAAGTCCTCTGTACGAACAAAGAACATAGTGCGGATCTCTCCATTTGATTTTGAGAATGTTCCACGATAATATTTGATGTTTGTCATTTTATCTCCTTGCGTTGACATATTCTATACGCTTGAGAGCAGCATTTTATTCAGATTGAATTTCAGATGATGTTTTCAAAGCGAATGAAAAGCCTTCTTCTAGATCAGTCGGATAGACTCCAAAAGAAATAGACTCTTCTGAGTCGGAAGATGAGATGCTTGTCAATTTGTCAAACAACTCTTCATCGTTCTCTATTCTTATACGATTGACGCCAAAGAAATATTCAATTTGATTTGAATTATTTATCTCCTGACAATCTATGACTTGCTCATTATCGATATTTACGATGCTGAAAGTTCCTATTCTTGAACTGACATATTTCTCTCTGAATGTGTCAAACACTGGTTCTGTGTTCATGTAGATGTTGTACCAATGGATAGAAGTGGCTACTAATCTATTAATCTTAGGGTAGAAATTTAATATTGACGTCTTCCCAATGATATCTGACATCTTGCTATTATCGAATATCAACATCTTCTCAAAAACACCAGATCTGGTATATTCCTGAAGGATGTGAAAATGTGCTCTATTCCTAAGCACAGATTTGTTATCTAAAGAAGAGATATCTGGCTTTACATATACAATTGTCACCTTTCTGTGAGATATCTGCTCCAATATCCAAAGAGAACATGCTGATATCTTTCCTGAACCGCAGACAATAAAATACACCTCCTCATCTTCATCAAGCGACTCTACAAGTTTTGCTAAATTTATTGCATTTGCATCATAAAGTTCTGCTGTTTGCTGAGGAGGTATGTAAAAACAATTCTTCTTTCTCTTATACTTATCATCTGAGTCAAGTAAAAAGACATTATACTGAGGATATTCTTTGAATAGATCTGCTATCTTACATCCTGCTTTTCCTAATCCTATTATATTCATTTTAGTTCTTATCTCCTTGTTTCTAATAATTTTAGTTATATTTTACTTATTTTTTAATTATTTTATATAATATATTATATTTTTTATATATTAATATTCTTTAAATTATATAAATCCTTTCCTGCTGAAACAGTAGTCATAAATCTGCCCAATTTAGTATTTCTGTATTCTTCGATGATCGGCTTTATAAGTTCCTTATCTTCTGAAGCGAAGTCCAAAATAACACTATCATGAAGTGTGAATGCTACATAACTCTTTCTGCCCTTTAAGAGTTTGTAGATTGCCACCATTCTATCAAGCACCATATCAGCACAAGTACTTTGAATAAGATAATTAAAAGCATGAAAATCATCACATTGAATTTTTCTTTTGAATAAATTCGTTACTGAATCGTAAGAATAGTATCTGCCCAAGATTAAATCTCTATCATACTGCCCACTAGAGACTGTATCGTCTGAATTAGGATTATACAACCATGCGAAGAATCTTTTCTTAGCCTCTGCCCGTGTGCTGTGATAGAGATTTTTTGCGTTATAGTCGTGTATATCCTCATTAGGCTGATCTAATCCGAGTAGAGCAAGTACGACTCTTGCTTCTGCTGCATTATAATCTAACTCAATAAAGAAATCGTTATTAGGATTGATACAAGCCCTATATTCCTTTTTCATATTCATCAAAGGTAGGGAATTGCCTGAAAGACTTAATCTACCGGTTTTTGAGCCGAATAAATTATAGTCGCAATAGGCATCTGTGCTTATAAATTTTGTGTAAAGAAGTTTTGCTTTTGTGTCTGTCCAATAATCTTGTAAAGGTTTTGGATCAAAATTGACTTTTCGATACTTTATATCTGATAGCACCTGCTGTACTTGAAGCAAGTGATCATAGTTTTCTGGGCGTGAATATTTTTGAAATACCCAATCGCATATTTGATTTTTAATGTTGCAATACTCTTTGAGAAACCTTTCTGGTGTTAAGTCAAAAAAGCAATTCTCAACTAGATTAACTTTTGCTAATTGATTTGAACGAATAAAAGCCTTAAGTCTGTTAGTTACTCTTTCCCATTCTTCTAACAAGTGGGAAGGACAAACTTCGTTAAGGCTTTTTCCGTTGACATAGAGTTGAGCGTATTCGATTTGCATATCATATAGAAAATTAGAATAATTCCAAGTCTTTGTGAGAGTACTTGGAATGTCATTAAAGCATAATTCTCCATCGAAATATACACCGACACACTCCGACTTGTCGTCTAGAGTTTGAAAGAGCATATTACCTCCTATAGTTTGATTGTGAATGTTCCTCTATACATATACGATTGATGATTTGAATATATTCTATAATTTTCTTCTTTTTTGGTTCTTACTCCGGGATTAGCGCCATCACCATATATTACCGTTGTTTTATCTAGAATATGATTAAGGCTATCTTTCAAGCTATAATGTTCATAGACTCTGATCGCCTCTTCGGTGGCATGATCAAACTCTTCTTGTGTCCATTCTTTTCTGGCTTCTTTGGCTCTAATGAAAAGATACAGTTCTAGTAATTTTTCATCAGAAAATTCAGCATTATTTCTTTTTTTTCTATATTTTAGTTTTGACTTAGAGCCAGTTCCACACTTTTTAGTATCTGTGTAGTACGGGAAAGAATTTACATAAGAATCATAATAAGAAACAAAATATTTTCTCAATGAATTCGCTTCAAATAAATGAGTTTGATAAAATCTATTGTCAAACATTTCTTGAAGTGTTCTAAAGCCTTTTTCCTGCATTCTTGCTTTCATTTGCGGAGATTCAAGATCTGCGATAAATCTCCAAGGAGCATTTTTATCTACCATAAACCCATAAAGATTAGCAATTCTTTGTATATGAATAAAATTTTCATCTAATATATATTTTTTATACTTAATCTCATCGGCATCAAAGCTTTGACTATCAATTTCAAATATTGTGCCACTAATTCTTGGACTAGTTGCATATGTTAGTTGTAAGTTACTTCTACTAATAGGATACCTTTTAAGATATCCGCCCAAAAAAGAAACAAACAGCCTCTTAAAGTCATTAAAGTCTTTTATTGCCTTTGAGCCGTAATTTGCAAAGTTACTAACAAAAGCTTGAAATATCGCTTCCATAGTCTTATGATGATCAGCGATCATATCTTCCCAACCTTTCGAGATTTTAAAATCATAATATATGCTTTTTTCTGTTAACTTACCTATATCTTTCAACTTTTCGATTTTATCTATCATGTCATTTAAAGCGTCACAAACAAAATCCAAAAGAAACACATCGTTTGTGCCTGAAACTAATTTTAAAAACTTTTCTGATGGGTAAATTGGGCGATTATGAGTATCTATTCTGCCATAAAAGGTTTTATCATGATACATATCGATGTACTGAAATCTACCAAAAACATATCGAGACTCGCCTTGATATTGTTCATTGATATCCACCTCTTCTCCATAAATTGGATCTCGATCACTAGCCGCAGGTTGCGGCCATGCTAAATTATAATAGTATTTTTTGTGATAATAAAGATCTTTTGTTGATTTTTGGTTATTTCCAGATGGTATCACCAATGTATTAAATGGTTCTAAATTTTCATCGTCTTTATTATAGTTTTTGACTGCATTTTCGATAATACTGTTAATCTGATCATCAGTCAATTTTTCCGGATTATCTAGTGCATCACGAAATCTTTTATCTAGTTTTGCAGCAATTGCACCTTTTAATTTATATTGTCCTCTGTTTGGTAGCATAATATTCTCCTAATTTAATCCCAGTCCGGTGTATTTCTCATAAACTGAGTTAAAGGGTTATCAGGATTATCCATATCAAAAGTATCGCTGACACCTTTGACAAATTTATCAAATTGGTAACCAATAGATCCATATCCATCTGGTAGACTAATTGTCTTATCGCATTTTGCAGTTTCTGATATTTGCTTTCCTCCAGATTGTGCAAATTTACAAGTCAAAGTTGTTTCGTACTGTCCACTCCTAGAAATACCAGACTCTACAGTAATAATATCATAATACCCACCAATTCCCAAAAGGTTAGCCATAGAAGGATATCCGCTGGGAATAGAGTCAGGAAGTCTTTCGCCATTTGGATCGTAGCCATCTGCAGTTGGATCTCCAAATGCCATTGGGGGATGTAAAAATATCTTCATTCCCGGCAGAAATAAAGAGTTGCCAACCAATTTCACATTCGCATCATATACATCTCTAATTTGTCCCAAATTACCTGCTTCTGATTGTCTCGCTTCTCTCAGTCCTTCTGTATCTGTCCTAGAGTATTCAATCGATTTTACAATGCCCGTATCGGCACCAAGCCAAAAATGATATATGCCATTTTTTCTGTCAAATGCAATATCCCCAACCAGCTCAGAAGCAAGATAAGAATTCATATAAAACATAAGACAGTTGACAACCGGATCACCTGACTCAACAATAGTCAACTCTTGAAGCTCTTGTTCTGTGATTGACTCTATATAAAGTCTACCGGGTTTTTCTGCATTCCATTTATTAGAATACCATTCAGATAATTTCTTAATATTTTCTGGATTATCGGCAGGCTTTGGAGGTAAATCGCTTGGCAACATTGAATAATTTCTAATTCCTTTTGCAACTGATAATTTTTTTGATATTGCAAAGTTTGTCAATGCCACATCAATTGATCTAGATTGTCTATTATTAGGAAAACAATTTGAAGGCTGTAATATTCTCTTAACAAATCTCTCCATTATATCTCTGAGAAACTGACTAATAGAATATGATGTAAGTTGTTTTCTAACTATAGTTTCAAAAAAGAAAGTTTGAAATTCGTTATAAGAAATTGGCAAATCTGCTAAATTACAGTGTATCTTATCGCCAGTTCTTGGGTGCGTAATGACTACCGGGCCTAGAATAAAAGTATCATCACCAGCCATTGGATTATTAATTGGCTTCATTGTTTCTGCGGCTGCAGCAATAATATCACCTAAATAGAAAAATTGTATGTATCCTTTTTCTGGATCCTGAGCACCGTCTTTAAATTCTTCAATGGTTGACTCTACTTGATCTGGATTTTCTACTGCTTCGCTAATTGTCTCATTTGCTAAATCTGCGTTTTCTCCTTGTCCGGGCTTTGGAGGAGCTCCTGTTGCCCA